GAGGCGGTTGCCGGTTCGGCTCGCGAGCCACTCCAGGGCGTCCGCGATGACCTCGGCCCGCTGCCGGTCGTCGGTGGCCGCCGACAGCCGCCGGCCGTAGCCGAGCAGGGGAGCCCATTCCACGAGGAGCCGGACGTTGTCGAGCATTTCAGCGCCTCACGAGCGGCAGCACTTGCTCCACGGCCCCGGCCGCCAGGGCCAGCACAAGCGACCGCACCGCCGGCCGGGCGAGAATCCAGAGCGGGTAGACGACGCGCGGCACGGCCTTGTCGGCCACGGCATCGAACAGGCTCGCGACGGCCTCCAGCGCGAGGGCCTTCTTCGCGGCACCGGTCAGGCCGTTCGCGACATCGAGGCCCTCGATCACCAGCCGGAGGAGGGCCAGCATCAGGTCGCCGAACTCGGCCCAAGTCAGCCCGTCGGCGGCGGCCGACTTGGCCGCCTCGACGAACGCGTGGACCTTCGACAGCAGACCGCCGACGAGGTTGTCGGCGACCGCGACCGGGGCGTCGGAAATCATCGGGAGGCCTCCGTGGAACCGATGGCGATCCGCATCCGGGCGGCGGCGGCCGACGCGGCGGCCCGGGCACCGGCAAGCGTCGAGACCTTCACGCCGCGGGGCGCGGCCGCTGCCGGCTCGGCGATCCCCTCGGGGTAGTCGTCGACCCAGATGTCGATCGAAAGGCCGGCGGCCGCTGCGGCCGACCGCTTCCGCTGGTCCGGCCCGACGAGCAGCACGCCGGCGAGTTCGTCATGGATGTCCCCGAACGCGTCCCGCAGGGCGGCCCGGTTCTCCTCCGTGTCGTCGCGTCGCGTGATGCACACGACGCGGTTCCCGCGGGCCTGGGCGTCGGCGACGAACGACCGCCACAGCCCGGGGGCCGCGGTGAACGTGCCGTCGAAGTCGAGCGAGATCGTGAGCCCGCGCGACTCGGTCCGGTGGGCCATCACGCTCCGGGCGTTCTTCCAGAGCGGGAGCGAACGGATTCCGGCCGTGCTTTGAGGGTAGGCCGGATAGGTCACCGCCGAGATGTCGTAGAGGCCGCTCGCGCGGAACACCGTCCGGATCACGTTCCCCTTTTCGTCCTCGGTCCAGGTCTCGCCGTCGGGCGCGGTCGTGAACGCGAAGCTGGAACCGGTGATCGTGCGGTCCTCCACGAGCATCGCGAGGTCGCGGCCGTGGGTCGTCTGGATCGGGCGGTGTGTGTATTCCAGCCCCTTCAGGCCCTTCCGGATCTCAAGCCGACCATTCGTCGTCCGGCCCGTGATCAGGTGGGAGAGGTGATCGGTGAGGAACGGGACGTCGAGCTTGCCGCGCGGGTCGTTCGCCTTGCGGTCGACCAGGCCGTCGAAGGCCGTGGGCGCGAACTTCTCGCGGAAGCCGCCGAGGTCGACGGAGAACGAATCCCACGGCGGCGAGATCCCGGCGATCACGGGCGGCTCCCCGTCCCGCGTCTGGACGGTGATCGCCTCGGGGTAGTCGGCGGTCAGGAGGTAGCGGCGTTCGATCGTGCTGGTCATGGGTTGCCCCCCGTGGAGTCGGCAGTCATCGGCGCGGCAGACAGTTCGGCCACCCGCTTCCCGACCGTGAACTCGGTCGGCTGGTCGCCCTGGTAGACGCGGATCAGGGCCGCCGGATCGTCGGGCGTGGCCTCGATTGCGAACGGGGAGCCCTCGGTCCCCAGCGTCCCGGACGTCATCAAGTGCTCGATCACGCCGTCGCCGTCGGTCCAGTAGACGCGCTGGCCGAGCGTGAACCCGCCCGCCGACGGCACGCTCTCGCCCTGGCTCTCGGCATCGCCAGCGGACGCCCCAGCCACCGCCCCGGCGGCCCCCTTCTGGGCCTGGTTCGCCGCCATCTGGAGCGTCGAGAACCCAAGCTGGAGGAACGTCTTGTCGGCCTCCGGCTCTTCGAGCACCGGGAAGTCTTCGAGTTCGCGGATCTCGTTCGGCGTGATCGCCGACATGGAGAACAGCGCCCGATACAGGTTCGCCCGGGCGACCGAATCGCCGCGGAGCAGCGCCCGGTTGTCGAGCTGGAAGAACGTGTTCTCGCCGTAGGTGTCGTTCAGCCAGAGGTTCACGGCCCCCTCGACCCTCTTCTGCCACGGCAGCAGGCACCACACCTGGGCCTGGAGGTTGTCGGCCTCGGGGCTGCCGTACCGCTGGGCCTTCGCGTCCCCGACGAGCGACGCCGGCACGCCCCAGTGACTGCACACCTCGGGCAGGATGGATTCGCGGAGCTGCTGGAACTGGCTCTGCTCCATCGTGTTCGACTGCATCGGGACGAGTTTGTCGCCCTCCCGCATCACCGCCGGGGCACCGCGGTTATCACCGCCGTACATGTCGCGGAACTCGGCCCGGTATCTCGCGGCCGCGGAGTCGTCGAGCCGCTTCGCCGTCTCGATCACGAAGTCGGGACGGGCTCCGTTCTTCCAGAGGGAGATCGCCGCGCCGTCGAGTTCGCGGGCGATCGTGATCGCCGTCGCGAGCGTGTCCGTCGGGGGCGTGCCCGTGATCCCGGTGTCGCCCAGCCAGCGGAAGTGCAGGACTTCACTCTGCTGGAGCGGCATCCACTTGCCCCGCTCGTCGAACCATTCGTAGGCGAGCGAGTAGTCGGCGAGCTGCTTCGTCCGCATCCGCCGCGGGTGGAGCGGGATCAGGTGGGTCATGGCCCCCCGACTGCCGGCCACGACGCGAGCGAACCCGCCGCCGTGGAGGGCGGTCCAGAATCCCTGGAGGGTCCAGAAGTCGAAGGGCGACTGCCACGGGTTCGGCCGCACCCGCAGGGCGTTGACGCACTGCCGGTAGACGCTGGAGGCCGGATCGCCGAAGCCCTGCATGGCGTCGAGCGTTTTGCCGGCCAGCCGCACCTTCAGCCGGGGCGACATGCATCCGATCGACTGGGCGATGAACCGGCAGACGGCGAAGACGCTCGACACCCGGACGGCCAGCTCGGGATGGACGCGACGACCCGAAACCGTGCCCCAGGCCAGCGGGTCGAGGAGCGTGCTCTCCGCGATCGTGGCGCGCGTGGATGCCCGCGGCGACCTCCGCGAGGCGGGCCGCTTCGTCGTTGGATTCGGCGGCGACCGCCTGGGGGCCGGGGGCTTGGCGCGTGGCATGGGCGGCATCCTTCCAGACCGCCACCGATTTGCCCTATAGCCGCGTCACCAAAGGCGCCGCAGGAGCGGGCCGTCGGCCGGACGCTCCGACAGCTCGGCGTCCTTCTCCATGGCGGCAGCGAACGCGTTGACCGCCGCCACGATGCCGTCGATCTTCTCCGGCGACTTCTCCTTGTCGGGCTTCACCATCCCCGTCGAGTCCTCGAACCACACGAGGTTGTTCGCGTTGAACAGCAGGATCGGCGATTCGTAGCCAAACGTCCCCTCGACCACCTCGCCCTCCAGCATCTTCGACGGGGCGTTCATGACGGTCGTGCTGGGCCGCACCGCCTTCAGGTCGATCGATTCCTCTTCGAGCATCGAGGCGATCGGCCCGATCTGCCACGGGTCGGCGCACACGAGGGCGATCTTGTTCTGGCGGTCGAACTCCGCGATGTCGCGCCCGACGATCTTGTGGTTGAGCCGCGCCCCCGGCGTGACCGTCAGCCATCCCTCGCGAGCCCACGTCGAGTATGGGATGTTGTCCTTCGTCTCGCGCTCGCGGACGGTCTCCTCCGGAACCCAGTAGCGCATGATGGCGTAGTAGGAGCCGTCGGCCAGCTTGAACAGGAAACAAGCCGCCGTCATGTCGATGTTCGAGGCGACGTCGATCCCGCAGACGCAGGTGAGCCCGGTCAGATCGGGCCGCGGCTTGCGGCAGTTCGCGAAGTGCTCGCCCGGGAAAGCCCGGTTGTCGGGGGCGGTCCACACGTTGAGCGAGTACCGCAGCCACTTCGAGAACTTTCGCGGATGCGTGAGCGAGTCTTCGTAGTCCGACCGGAACTCGTCCTCCGTGAACGCTTCGCCGAGGCCCGGATTCGCCTTGGCCCAGGTAGCCGGGTCGTGCGGATCGTCGGCCTCGGGGTCGGCCGCGAAGATCACGCCCAGGAGGCTCGGGTTCACGCTCGGGTCTTTCAGGACCAGCTCGGTCGCCTCCCACCACTCCCAGCCGATCCCGTTCCGGTTGTCGCCGGCCGTGGAGATCGAGCCGATGATCGCGTTGGGGATGCCGCGGGTCGCATACATGATCGTGTCCACGAGGTCCGGCTTCTTGAACGAGTGGATCTCGTCGAGCAGCACCAGGCCGTTGATGCCCTCCGAGACTTTCGCGTCGGCGGACAGGCAGCGGATCTCCTTCCCGTTCCGCTTGTTGCGGATCAGGTACTTGTGGTCGACGACGTCGAACACCGGCTCCAGGATCGGCGAGGCCTGGATCGAGTCCCGCACCATCCGCCACATCGTCCGGGCCTGGTCCTTCACGTTCGCCGCGAGGAAGACGTCCATCCCGGCGACGACGTTGGCGAACTGGACGATCTGCGAGCAGCTCGTCGTCTTCCGGTTCTTCTTCGGAACGAAGACGGAGAACCGCCGGAACCGGAGCCGGCCGTTCGGCCGTCGCCACCCGAACAGCGGGAAGAGCACGCGGTCCCGGAACCACGGGATCGGCGTGACCCGGACGATCTCGCCGCCCTCCGCCCGGTGGCGGCAGCACTTCTCGATGAACCGCCGCGGCTTGTCGGCCTCGTCGGCGTTCCACTCGAACCCGGGCACATACTCCGGTCGCGAGGTCGGGTCGACGAAGAGGGAGGCCGGCGGCGCCGAATAGGCTTCAGCCGAACTCGGCGAGCGGGTCCGTTTGTTCCTCATCGTTGACCTGTGGGAGTCGCGCTTCGTCGGCCGCGGTGAGTCCGAACTTTGACGCCAGTGTTACGAAGTCTCGCCGTGAGTCACGCAAGAGACGCGCGACAGGCGACACTGACTGCCCCTTCTCGGTCGCCGTGATCCACCCCTCGTGGTCGATCTGCTCGGATAGTCCGCGGATGTCGGCGTGGAGGTGGCACAACTGGCCGAACACCTCGGCGTGGACTTGGCGAAGTCGGCCCTCGGTAGCAAGCGTTGGCGCGTGAGTGTCCCAGAAGGCGAGAGCAAGCGGACGCGAGGAAACGTGGGCTGGTGGCGACACGAACTCCGCCTCCGACCGCTTGCGGGAAAGCGTGTTCCGGCCGCGTTTGCTTTCGCTGCTCGAAGGGTCTGGCAATGGCCCGCGGTTACCCATGTCAAGCCTGCTCATTTTTTGGAAACTCCCCACAAACTCGCGTTGAGGGGGCATGGGGCTCTGGGCGAAAAGGCCCATTTTTCTCACTTGGTACCCCGTAAATCTTTTCGGAGACGCGCTGATCGACGCGATTGATGCGGACATGCTCCCTCGGATCAATGCAATCGAACAGAGAAACACATGCGACTCGGCACTGCTTCAACGCGTTGCACGAACGATGAGCCAACTGGAGATTGTTTGGCACGTGCCCATGCGTGCGGTTCGATGGGTGCCCAAGCGGGACGATATGGTCGATAGATGGCGCTCGCGTGTGGTTGCGGCCATGAGCTGTATCGACTGGTTCCATGCACAACTGGCACACCCATCCATCGCGTTCGGCTATTACTGGCAGGCTAACTTCCTTCCCGTACATCCTTGGAAGTCCCATTCGCTTGGCGCGAGACTGATGCCTTGGACTGACAGATATTCCTGCTTCGCGCATTCTCTGCTTGCCACCGATACGCGACCTCCTTCGGTTCGCGCATTTCCTTTGACTGCTGCATGTCTCGCAAAAAGGCAGCCTCCACCCGCCACTCACACCGTACCCACGCAACAGCGGGAGCGCACACCCGCAGTCGCGGCACGGCGTCAACGCCCGCTTCACCACGAACGTCACGATCTTTTCCAGTTCCTTCCGCATCCGCCTCTGCCGGTGCATCGCTGCCCGCTCATGCTTGGCGATTCGCATGAACCGCTGGCGCTGCCTCATGCGGGCCTCGGTCCCGTTGGCCCGGCGTCGATGAATCCCCCTGCACCTGTTCGTACAGAAAAGCCCCTTGGAGTTTCCTCCCTGCCTGCTCTTGCGGAAGATCTCACCGCACTCGATGCAGGCAACCTTCTTTGCGGAAAACTTTTTCTGACGGCAGGGGGGGCAGTATTTCCGCCGCGGATTTCCAACAAAGGCCACACCACAGTCGGTGCACGTGTTGCGCGTGCTGGCAGCACGCATCGCCCTGGCCTTCGCGTGCTCGTCCTTGCAGTCCTGGCAGACCGTGATCGGCCAGCGTCGCTTCAGACTCAGCCCGGTGACCACGCCGCAGTGGCGGCATGTTGGAATCTTGCGGCAGGGGGGGGTCTTTCGGCACATCATGCACCACTTTTTCGGCGGACCGCGAAGACCAGCGTCGAGTTCGGCGCCGCATTTCTGGCACGCGCACGTCCGCTTCGGCTTGGCATCCTTGCCGCACATGTCACGAGCATGATGGAAGTGGATCCTCAGTCAAGCATCACAACACGCCCCGCCTTCGCTGCTCCGCCCTCGTCTTCCGACCATGGCACGACTCGCACAGCACCTGGAGGTTCGCCGCTTCGTCAGTCCCACCCTCTTCGAGCGGCACGATGTGATCGACGTGGGCAGCCTGCCCGTATGCGACACGCGAGCAGACGCGACATCGGTAGGCGTCGCGGACGAGGATCGCCTTCCGTCGCGCTCGCCAGTCCTTTGAGACGTAGTGGGCTCGCTCCTTCGTAGGCTGGGCCTTCATGTGGACAGGCGGCCTCCATCGCTCGATCCGTGCTGGCATGGTCGTGGCCTACAGGATGGCAGGGATAAGGTCGGTGTTTCGTCTGATCGGCGCAAGGTCGCTTCCCTTTGCGACCCCGTAACTCGCCAACGCCTGCTCGACTCCAGCCCCGCCGTCGGCCGTGACCACGGTGGACGCCGCCGATTGAATCAGGAGGGTCTGGACTCCGGCGGAGTAGGCGATGGGGTCGCCTCCGGGGCCTCCGACGAGGTTTCCTCCGGCGACT